ATGATAGGTTCGATCTATAAAAAATCTCTGACTGTGCTTGCGGACAAGCCCTTCCGGCTCTGGGGGATCTCGCTTTTGAGCATTTTCCTCACGTCTGCGGCATATGCGCTCTTCGGCGTTGTTGTGGGCGCTGCGGTGTCTATAGCGCTGCTGCTGGAAACCTCCATGACGCTCATCTACCTCAACGGCTTCCTCGGGCAGGAGGTCAGAGCGGTGCAGCTTTTTGACTGCTTCAGCGACTGGCACACGGTCGGGCGCGTGCTGGGCGGCATGGCGTGGATGCTGCTGTGGGTGGTGCTGTGGTCGCTCATTCCTGTTGTGGGCATTGTGTTCGGCATCATCAAGGCGTACTCTTACCGGCTCACCCCATACATTCTCATGCGCGAGCCGGGCATAAAGGCGACAGACGCCTGCAAGGTCTCCGCCGAACGCACCATGGGCTTCAAGGGCAAAATGTTTCTGGCGGACGTGCTGGCTGTGCTGGCAGTCTTCGCCGCATTCATCATTCTCTCGCTGCTCTCGGCGATCCCATATCTGGGTTGGCTGTTCGGCATCGTGAACTTCGTGGTGATCCTCGTCGCGGCAGCATTCATGCCGCTTTTCCTAGGGCTTGTGCAGTCCGCATTTTATGTGGAGATCGAAAAATCCTCCTCCGGTGCGGCAGACGCTGCGCCGGGCTGGTACGATTAAGGTCAGCGTCAGTTATAGTTACTTATATAGCAAAAAACGGGCTCGACGAGCCCGTTTTTTGCTATATTCTTATTTGATATGTTCTTATACGTCCATCGTGCGGATAAGCTCGATGGCGAAGGTCTTCAGTGCGCTCAGCCCCGCCATGGCCGCGCCCATGAGCGCCGCCTTCCACGCCGCGGCATCCGCGCCTATCGCGGAAGCCGCAGGCAGCGCCACAAGAAATCCCTCCGCGAACGTCCATGCCGCGCGTTCAAGTATGTTTATCCAGTCCATTTTCATTATTGTTTCTCCTTTTCCGCTGAAATATGTTCAAGGTCGTCTATGCGGTGGTTGGCGACCTTTATTTGCTCCGCCGTGAGCGCCGCGCGCTTTTCCAGCTCGTAAGTGCGCTCGACGACGCTGTTATGCCTGTCCACCTTTTTCTCAAGCGCCTCCAGCCTGTAGGCTATAACGGCGCTTGTCTTTTTATTTGCCAGGTACGCGCCCGTAAGCGTTCCTGCAAAGCCCAGCAGCGCCACTATCACCGCCTCGCTCATGCCCTGACCTCCGTAAGCGCCGCCCATGTCGCCGCGCCGCATATTCCGTCCGGCGCAAGGCCGCGGCATTTCTGGAATGCCTCCACCGCCGCGCGCGTCTCGCCGCCGTACTCGCCGTCGGGCGCCGGCATATAGCCCGCGGCGCGCAGGAGATGCTGCGCGGCGTATACATCCTCGCCGCTCATATATGCGCTTCCCCCGTCGTAGCGGAGCTTTCGCACGCCCGGCGCGGCGTTACCGCCTCCCATATAGCGCAGCACAAAGTCCCACGGATAGTTGAAATACGCCCTTTCGCAGATCTCGCACCCCGTCTGATCGCCCGTCACGCCGCCGCGCGCCGCGCCGCGCTCGTCGGCGCTCGCGTGGACAAGGCGTCCGCCGCCGATATAGAGCGCCGTGTGCCGCGCGCAGTTCAAAAGCACATCCCCGCGTTCAAGCCCCGCCCCGCTCTCGCACCCGATGCTCTCTGTAACATCGGCAAAGCCGCGGCGCAGCATGTCCCCGCGCATATCGCCGGTATACGTGCACTGCAAAGGCACACCCGCCTCGCGCCACGCATGAATGACAAGACTGCTGCAATCAAAATCCGGTCCCCAGCGGTTTTGCTGGTCATATCCGTGCGCGCTGTCAGCAGCGATGGCGCGCGCCGTCTCCACGGCGGCGTCTATCGTCCGCTGCTTCAGTATATCCAGCATCTGTGCACCTTCGCCTTCAGCGTCATCACCTTTGCCTCTGTACACCGCATGAGCAGGCAGATATAGTGCAGTCCTGTCATTCCGCTCACATCCATGCTCGTCTCCGCAGGTGTCGTGCCGTCCGCGCCGGTCACGGTCTGAGATATGCTCAGATCCATGTACGTTTCCCCCTGCGGCAGCACGCCGAATATGCCCTGCCCGGTCAGCTCGCTCACGCATATGCCAATTCTCTCCACATCCGTCAGGTCGATCGGTGTGATGTTTTTCATGCGGTATCCGCTGCCGTTTTTCACACTGTAGCTCTGCCCGGTGATAAAAATATGGTCGGCATTTTTTGTTATGCTCGCTATGATGCCCGAACCCGCGCCTTCCCACGATGCCGCCTCAACCTTCCACCCGCCGGACAGGTCGCTGCATTCGTCGCCATAGCTGTACGCGGGCGTGCTCAGATCCGTCCACGCCGTGCCGTCGTAAAGCTGCGCGCGGCGCAGCGTCCATTTATTTGCAGACGCCTTGTACTGCTTGACGCGGCGGGGATACACGGTGATGCCTCCGTTTTTTATCGGGTCAAACGGCGTCATGGACGGCATTCCCTGCTCCACCCAGAGTGTATTTGCCGCGGGCGTCTGCGGTGCTTTCCATGAGAAGTACACGTTGCTCGTGGTGTTCCCCTCCTCCACCCAGAGAGTGTTCTTCACGGCCGCTGCGGGACGCTCATCCGCGCAGACGACGGCGTAATCCAGCTCTGCACCCGTGGTGATGGCGGCTATCTTCGCCGCCATCTCGGCAGGGGTGTACTGCTCCGTCTCTCCGTTTTTCGCGCGGATCGCGGCGGCAATGGCGCTGTAACGTGCGCTGTCCGTTGTGATTATGCTCATAAAAATCCTCCTTATGGCTGTTGGCATGACCCGTCATGCTAATAGCTCTGCACATCTCCATCCGGCAGGGCGGCGAGCACGGCGGAGACAAGCTCCGCTTTGTCGGCAGCGGTGCAGTAATCCACGCCGCGCACCGGGGTATAGCCGTTCTCGCCGCGCTCGCCCTTTTCACCCGGCGCGCCGTCCGCGCCCGCAGCGCCGGGATCGCCCTTTTCACCCTTTTCGCCGCGCTCGCCTTTCTCGCCGGGTGCGCCGTCCGCTCCGGGCTGCCCGGGATCGCCCTTCTCGCCCTTTTCGCCCGGCGCGCCGTCCGCGCCGCGCAGAGACGCGAGCTGCTCGGTCGTGAAATCCGCGAACGTGAATGCGTCGCCTTTTTCGCCCTTGTCTCCCTTCGCGCCCTGAAGCGGGCCGTTGTTCACCCACTCCGCCCGCGCCGCGTCGTAAATATATATGTCATAGGGCTTTGCCGCGCCCACGCCGTATGCCTCGCCCGCGGCGGGCGCGCTCACCGCAGCTGTGAGCGCCTCAAGGCTGTCAAAAAAGCCAAGTACGGTGAACGCATCGCCCTTTTCCCCGCGCTCGCCCTTTTCACCCCTATCGCCGCGCTCGCCTTTTTCGCCCGGCGCGCCGGGATCTCCTTTCTCGCCTCTATCCCCCGGGTTGCCTTTCTCGCCGGGCGTGCCGGGCTGCCCGGCATCGCCCTTTTCCCCGCGCGCCCCCTGCTCTCCCTTTTCTCCTCTGAGTCCGGAGAAGAGAAAGCTCAGCGTCTTTTTCCCGCTCTTTTCGCCAAGCTGAACGCTCACCGCCGGCGTGCCGCTGAGCGCGTCCACATGTGCCTCTGCCGCTTCAACTCCGCCGCTGCGGCTCGTCTCTATCGCCTCGCGCGCATCCGCGATGAGCTCCGTGAGCGCCGTGACCTCCGCAGCGGAGGTTATGCCGCTCTCTTCGACCTTTGGCTGAAAAACCATGAGCGTGAACGCCGGCGATATGATGAGCTCTCCTGCGGCGGAGTATACTCTCACCTCGCACTCAACGCGCCCGAGCGCCGCAGTCGTCTGCGCGGTCAGCTCATATGTCACGCGCCCGTGCGAGATGGCGCAGCCGTTGAAGAGCGTCGTGCCGTCGCTCTTCGTCCCGGCGAGCACGGCATAGCAGTCCTCTCCCGGGTCATACGGTCTTCCCCCGCTCATCAGCGCCGCAACAAGCCGCCGCCCGCTCTCGCCCTGCCGGACGGACATGCAGCCCTGCGCCCCGCGGCGCTCTATGTCCAGCTCAATATAATACGTGCTTTTTCTCATGTGCCTGTCCTGTCAGCGCAGCGCCTTTGCTCTGCCTGATGTGCCCGCCGTAGCGCTGCCGGTGCGCGTACCGGTTGATTTCCCGCTGCTTTTGGAGCGCGCGGCTGTGCCGCTCCCTCCGCTGCCGTACTCCTTGTCCCACGCTCTCTGGCTTCTCTCGCCCCAGGCGCCGTCCACTGCGATGTTGTACCCCTTGTTTCTCAGCTCGCGCTGCACGACGGAAGCATCCCTGCCGTCGGGCGCGGTGGACGGGTAATACGAGCCGCGTGAAGCTGAGCTTTTTGTGCTTGCACCCGAGCCGGATGCCGTCCCTCCGGTCATGGCAAAATAACGCTCGGCAGTGATCAGCCCCATGCCGTAAGCCGCGCCGGGATTGGAAGCTATCCAGTAGTTTTTCATCTGCTCTGCCGTCTCGTCGCCGTAGAGCGCGGCATACCCGCCGAAATCGCCGTACTTGGCGCGCGCCGCCGCTTCGCTCTGGCGGCGCTGGTATTCGCTCTCGCGCTCCCTGCTCTCGCGTTCCAGCTCTTCCTGCTCACGTTCATAGGCAAGCTGCTGGGCGTTATTATAATCGTCGAGCGCGTCGGAGTAGGCCTTGTACTCTCTGTCGCGCAGGCCCTCGGCAAGGTCATAGCGCTCACGCAGGGCGTCGCCCTCGTCCTGATAGCGGCTGTACGCGATCGAGTACAGCTCCGGCACGATCGCCCCGAGCTGCTGGAGGTATTCGTCGTACCTCTGCTGCCCCACGCCCTCGGCGTAGCTGGACGCATAACCGCCCGTCAGCGCCGATGCCTGACCCGCCGTGTCGCGCATGGCAAGTCTGCCCCGGCGTACATAATCGTCGCGGTAGTGCTTATAAAGCGCGTCGCTTCCCAGGTCATAGCTGAACTCTCCGCGCTTTGTCAGCGCATCATAGGCGTCGCTCAGCTCCTTTTCATGGCTTCCGGCATACTCCGGGCGCGCGGCGGATCCATACGCCGCTTCCTTCTCGCGTTCAAGCCTCTTCTCTTCGTCCGTCAATTTTCTTTCCTCCCTCTCGATGTGTGTTTCTCTATATTCCCGTGCGCCACCTGCCGGCAGAATACAGCATGGGCGCGGCAGTGCGCCACGCGCCCGACACGTATATATACGGCAGGGCGTTTTTCTCTTCTCCGCCGGCGAGAATATGCATCGCGCCGGGCACGGGCGTTATGTGTATGGTGAAAGCGGGCGCAGCGTAAAGCCACATATCCCGGCTGAAAAAATAATATGTCACTCCTGCCTCAACGAGCGCGGCAAAGGAATAGTGCGTCTGCGTCCCTGTACCCGAGGCGAGCGCAGGGGAAACGGGGTCTCCTGTGGCAGGGAAAATATCCGTCCCGCGGCTGAGCGCGCCCGCAAGGCGCGTGTGCGTCCCCGCGGCGTCGGTGCTTGAAAACAGCACGGCGCCGCTCTTCTTAAATGTCAGCTCCAGCCGTACTATTCCGCTCTCTCCCGGAGAGGCCGGGTGCTCCGTTTCCGCGGCAATGCTTGCATATTCTGCCGTCTCCGTCACGGCGTACCGCCGCACGGGCGGGCTCTGGATGTATATGCCGAGTCTGGCGGACGGTGCGTACAGCAGCTCCTCCGCCGTGATGTACACCCAGTATTCCCGCCCCTCCTCGGCAAAGAAAGTCACATCCGCCGCAGTCGAAACTCCCGCCGTCTGCGCGAGCACCTGTGCCGTAGGCGTGCCGGTCGCAAGGTCAACGCCGCGCGCTGCGCTCACGTATGCTCTCAGCTCCGCTGTGCCGCCTCCGGCGGGCGACGCCGCGCGGATGCACGCCGTGCCGCGGTAGCGAAAGCTCACTTTCTGCTCACGCACGGTGTAGCGCGTGCACTCCTCGTCATATGAGACGTCTGCCGCCGCATCCGTCGCGGCGGGCTTTGAGACGAGGACGTATCCCGACGGCGCAGCGGGCGGAACGATATGCACCGCCGCAGAAACCGGCACGTCCGCCGAGCAGCTTCGCGTAAAAAGATAATATGTTCTGCCCGCCGTGACGGCATACTCCATGTCATAATCAGGCGGATCGCCTGTTTCCACGCTGCCGTGCCCCATTTTCAGGCATGGGTCGCACACGCCGTCGGAATTGTCAAAATTATATTCCTCACTGAGGTAGCCATAGACGAAAAACGGTCTTTCGATCGCGGTGCTGCCGGTGTAAAACCGCGCCGTGCCGGAATTTGCGAACGTCAGGCTTATCACGCTGTAGCGTCCAGCGCCAAGCGTCACGGAGTGCGCCGGATCGGCGGCAAGGCGCGTATACGCCGCGCGGTCGCCCTCATACCAGCATTGCGCGCCAGGCGTGAATGCGAACGACACGCTGCCCGCGTTTATCCCGCCGTCAAAGAGGGCAAAAAGATAATACGTCTTTCCTCTCGCAAGGCGCGCCGCAGAGAGAGAGCCGTCCGCATCGAATTGCAGCACGGTGCTGACAGGATGTCCGGTCGATTCGTCAATATCGGGATCTGTCGAGATATAAAGGCGCATCAGCGCCGCCGCGCCGCCGCTGCTCGTGACGGATACCTCCGTCTGCACGGAGAAGTCAAAGCTGAAGCGTATACGCCCGACCTCGCCCACGCCCATCGACATCGTGCCCGTCCACGGCGACTGCGGCATATCCATCCTCGTGCCGCAGTCCTTTATCGTGAAGCGGTCAACGCCGGCAGTACCGCCGCTGCCGCCCGGATCGCCGGTCAGCCCGCCGTATATTGCCGGGGTGCGCGTGCCGGTTTCCAGCGCGGCGTTCCAGTTGCCGGTGGCATAGTGGTATATCTGATTGCTGCCGTAAGCGTCAGTGCCGACGGACGATGTAAACCAGAAGTACAGCGCCTCCGGCGTTCCCGAAATCTCCGGAAAGGCGAAAAGAATATAGCTTCCCACGTTGCTTGCGGAAAACTCGGCGCTCGCGGAGGCTATATATCCGCCGGGCGGGCTCGTCACGGCGGCGTCGCCGCCCGCCGTTGGGTCAGAGCCGTAAAGATAGCACGCTGCCGCCGCTGCCGTGCCGGAGGTCAGCGGATTGACAAAATTTGTGCCTATCGAAAGCGCGGCGATGCCGCTATCACCGGCGGCGTAGTTTGCCTGCACGCGGTATACCACGCACTTCCCGCTTTCGGCGACATAATCCGCGCCGCCCAGCGCGCTCCACGCGCTCCAGCCGGAGGCGCTGCGCACACGCTTTTGCAAGGATGAAAAAAAGCCCATAGCCGTCTCCTCAGTCCGTTATGTAAAAATACAGCTGTCCCTCCACGGGGCTGAGCGCCGCCTGTTCCGGCGGCGTCGCGCCGTACGACCCGGAGGAAAGCACCAGCGCCCCGGCGTAAAGCCGCCACGTGTCCGGCAGCTGCACGGCGTTCTCCGCCGTTGGGGTCATGCCGAAGCCGACCGCCGTGCCGCGCGCGTTGAATTTCATCGCCCACTGCTGGCTGTAAAGCTGCACGGTATATACGCTCGCGCTGCCAACCGCGTCCGTCACGCGCAGGCGCAGTGTGTACCCGTCTCCGGTAAGATCTCCGCCGAGCACGGAGGGCGCGCCCCACCTGTGCGACCATTTGCCGCTTTCAAACCCGGTCAGCGCCGTCTCTGCGCCCCACGTGCCGCCCGTCGGCCTGATGCTGACGGACACCGCAGCGCTGTTCACGCCGCCGAGCGGCGTGTACCCCAGCGCGGCGCGCAGCTTATAATACGCGCCGCGTTCGTTGTCAGTTCCGTCCGCGTTGCAGCGCGCGGCGGCAATGTCGCTGAGATATGGCGGCACATATGGCAGCATCGTCACGCCTATGCCGACCGTGTCCTCCCTGCCGCGCGTGTCGATGACCGAGCACAAAAGCGTGCAGTCGCCGGGAAGCACGCCCGTGTCCACCGTGCATGACGCCGCGCTTATCGTCCGCCCCTTGACGCTCACGCGGTACGCTGTGACCGTCGCCCCGGCACAGGCAGAGAGGTCGAGCTTATCCGGTGCAAAGCTCACCCGCGCGCGGCTCACGCCTGCAATATAATCCGTGAAACCGGAAGCTCCGCCCGGGTTCAGCACCGCCGCCGTCACCGCCCCGTCCAGCAGCCGCGGGCGCATATCCGCGTCCGCCGTGAGGGTGAACGCCGCCGTCTGCGCCGCGCCTACCGGCACCGTGCACGCAGCGTCGGCGTAGGTCTGCACGGAAACGTCTACCGTCATGCTCTGCGCCGCCGGCGCTTTCGCCATCCATTCGCGCGGGCAGGTGTAGGAAAGCGACGCGGCGAACGGCTCTGACACGGCGAGCGTTTCCCCACCGAAGCTGAACGTCGCCCTGTGGCGGCTGTCTCCGGCGCGCGCCATGATAAGCGACACGCTGCTCCCGGTCAACGTCTGCGGCGAGACGGAGCTTATCGCAGACACGGGCTGTGTGTAGCTGCCCGTCAGCGTGACGGCCGGCGCGACGCAGTTCCACCCCGTGTAATACTCCGCGCCGCCGGTCGCAGTATAGACAAATAGATAATACGTCGTGTACGGCGTCAGATTCAGCCCCGCCGCCGTCAGCGTGCACCCATAGCCCGCAGAGCCCGAGTAGCTCATGTACCCGAGGGTGGAGTCCGGCGTTTCGCTGCGGGCATTTGCCCACGCCGTGGGCGACGTGCCAAGCTTGAAGCCGAAGCCCTGCGTACCGGCGCCGTGCCCGTAGTATATCCCGCCAAGCGTCAGCGTCACGCCGCTCGCCCCCGCGGCGGGCGTTGTGAAGTCATAACGCACGACATAGTTGTTGCTGCCGGTATAGCCGCCCCATCCCGCGCTCGCGCCGAGGCTTACTCCGTTTTGAAAGAAATTCACGCCCATAATTCATCCTCCGGTGTACTTTATGCCAAGCCCGCCGTCCGCGGTCAGCCGCCACGCCCCGCCGAGCTGAAGGCTGTCCTCCACGGCGACGTTGGCAATGTGCAGCATACCGTCCACGGAGTCGTACCATCCGCGGCGATAGCCGTTTATCCAGAACTGCCACCCCGTGGAGGTGTAAAGTCCGAAGGTCTGCCCGGAGGAGAGCGTATAATAATTCATGCCGTCGCTGCCGCGGCTGACCTCCCCCGTGAACTGCAGGTTCTGGGCAATGGCGATGCCGGTGACCGTTTCTCCCGTTGCCGGGTCTGTGACAAGTCCTCGGCGTATCTCGCCGTCAATATCCGTCACATAGGTCTGCAAAAGCTCAAGATTTGCCTGATTTGACTCTATCCGCTCAGAGTAGCCGTAGCTCTCCACCACGCCGCGAGCGGTGTTTGCGATCTGGCTTTCTATATTCTCGGTGAACGCGCCGAACTCCGACCGGGCAAGGTACTGCTCGCCGAGCGATTCTATGCGTCCGTCTGCATAGCTGCCCACAGCCTCGATGTCGCCGGAAAGCCCATCCGCCGTTTTCAGTATCAGTTGGCGCAGCTCTGCCGCGCTCTTTCTCATGCTCGCGCCGGTCTCGGCGCTGCCGTATGGCGTGGTCGATGCCGCAGGCACGGCATTCCCAGAAAGCTGACGTGCCGATATGCCGTTCTCCGCCGCCGCTGCGGGCGCGCCCTCGGCGGCGTTGAGCTGCTGCGCCATGCGCACAAGATAGGCGCGCAGCGCGGAGAGCTGCTGCGCCGGTGTGCCGGAGAGCATCGGCG